AATAGATAATTTTTGTTTTCTAGCTTCAACAAGCTCTTTACCTTTTAGTTTACCACTTTTTATACTTTCTTCTAAACTTATTAATTCTTTAACAAAATCTTGATTAGAATCAACTTCACTTTTTATTCTAAACTCATTTTTTAAAATATTATTAATATTACCTCCAGCTTTAGGGGCAAATATACCTAATGAAGTTACAGCGGTGTTAGCAAAAAATTCTTTATCAACACCTTCAATTAAACTTTTGTTTTCATCTAAAACAATAACATCCAAAGCGTTGTGACCGACCTGTGTTAAAGTTTCTTCTAATATTTCTACAGGCATTGCTTTTGTTACTATAGGTGATAATCCAGATAATGTTTTTTTAGTAACATTTACTCCAAAATTAAAAGGAGTATTATAAAATTCTTTTTTAAATTCCTGTTTACCCATTTTTTTAACAAGACTTCTCGCACCTGTTAAATAAGGTAATGTACCTAATGTTTCTGCAACCGTGGCAACAGTCCCATAACCGTAAGATGTAAAAGCTTTTTGAGTAAAACTATAGCTACTAACTCTTTCTAATTCTTCTATTTCTGTTTTAAGTTCTTCTTGTCTATTAAGATCTGTAGTTATAGACAACTGTTCTTTTAATTTAGGCAACTGCTTTTTAGCACTACTTTCTGTTAATTCTATTTCTCCAAACTTACCACCAGTTTCTCCAGTAAAAAATATACCCTGAGCAGTTCTCATACCTAAAGTATTAAAGTATTTTTGTTTATTTAAAGCTTGTTTTACAATATTAGAAGTTTTCATTGTTTGAGCTAAAGTTTTAGCTCTAGACACGCCTAAAGCACCTCTAGCAGCTAAACCTCCAGGTATAAATGCAGTGGCTATTGATGGTGAATTGTTTGCAAACGATTCAGAAAACCAATCGAAAAAACCTACTTTATTATTTCCTATATCATCTAAAGTAATGTTTTGTGGTATAGTTGTTTCTCTTTTTTCAGCAATACGTCTATTGTAATCAACCGTGTTTTGTTTAACAACGTTTAACATCTGATCTACAGCTTCAGTATCGTCTAAAGAGATTTTTTGTATAGTTTTTAAATAACCTTGAGCAGCTAAAGAACCAAAGTTTACAGCACCTTGAACAAAAAATTCTTCCATTGCCATAGCTGTTCTTGCTCCTAGCGTGTAATCTAGACTTAAATTTTGCTCTAATATATTAGAATCAACAATATTTTCATAATTTTTTTGAAAGTCTTGTTTTAATAAATTATTTTTATTGTTAGCTTTTATTAATTGTGAATATTTTTGATCAAAACTTTGTAAAGTATACTCTTCTACTAAACTATTGTTTTTTTCTATTAATTCATTATAAGCTTGTTGCTGTTCTGGCAATGCTAAATTAACGTCTCCATTAGGCGAGTTTTGAATTATGTTAGTTACACTAGCTTGTATATTATTAAAAGCATCTTCGTATTTTTTAGTTTCTGCTTGATATTGAATTTCTAACTGTTTTATTCTATTGTCTTCGTTTTGCACGTATTTTATAGTAGAATCAATGTATTTTTTTTGATCTTCTTGTGTTTTAAACTTTTCACCCTCTCCAAACAGTGTCATTTTATTTTTAACATCTGTTGGGACATCTCGTAATAATTGTTGTTGAACTTTATTTTTAGTAGCTATTTCAGTTTGCTGTTGTAATTCATCTAACTGCTGTTGATTGTCTTCATTATAACCTATTAATTCTCCAGTTTCATTATAACTTTTATATTGAGAAAATTTTTCAGGACCTAAATATTCTTCAATACTTTGACCAGGAAAAACCCTAAAGTCTTCATCTCTACCTCCTCTTCTACCTTTAGGTATATTGTCTAAATTAAAATAAGCATCAGCTAATTCTTTTGTATATTGTTCTTTAGGTATATTTGCTGTAGCATTTAAAATTTCATCTTCATATCTTTCAGCTTTATCTAAATTTCTAAGCCTTCTTAATTCTCCTAACAAACCAGATGGTGTAGAACTTTTAGTTTTGTATTTTTTATCTGTTTCTATTTTTAAATCAATGTAGTTTAAACCCTTAGGATTAAACTTAGCTGTCATTTTTTCAGATTTTGTTTTAGGATCTGTAGAAACCGAAGAACCAGAATCCGAAAGTAATGCCGTATCGGATGCTATCTCTTCTCCTGCAACCGCATCCGGAACCACAGGTGTTGTCTTTGCTTTTTTATAATCTGCTTTCTTAGCATCAAGCTGTACTTGAATTTCTTCGTTAGAAAGCCCCTTGCTTTTTAATTCTTTAGCCAACGCTTTTAACTCAGCTATAAATTGTTCTTTTTCCATAATTTAATTTAACTTAGTCTTCTATAGTAAAATCTAAACCTTCAAAATTTTCTTCTTCTTTAGCAGGTTTAAAACTTTTACCTGTTTCTAAATACTTTAATTGAGCTCTTATTTCTTTTGGAGTTGAATTATCAAAAATAGTAATTTGTCTATCTTGACCTTCTACTGTTTTAGATATAGTTCTAGACTCTCTTCCACCTATAGTTTCTGCTTTTTTAACTAAAAAATTTCCTGGTGGTTTAGCAAGTTCCATTTCTAGTTCGTTAAAATTAATCATTTTTCTATCTTTTGCTTCACCCGGTCCTACATCAGAAACTATATTAATTTTCATATTATCTATATATGAAGTATCTTGGATTTTTTTCTTGTCATCTTTATCTGTCGATGTTTTGGTAGTTTGTATAGGCATGTTATTTTGAACATAGTCAACTTCTCTTTGTGTAAGCTTATCAACCATTGAATCAAAAGATTCTTTAGTAATAGGTATGTTTTGACCATTTAAAACAAAACTACCGTTTTCATCAAGTGTCTCGTTGTCTGTTAAAACATTTTGATATAGCAAATTAGCGCTTTGGACACCTTGAGCAGGTCCATCACCAGCTGTTAACAAACCAATAACTTCTGCTTCAATTTCTTTTTTTATAACACTTTTACCAAGATCATTAAAAGTAAACTGTGTTATTATATTACCATTATCAAGTTTTGTTTCAGTTACTTTTTCATCATAATATTTAGCAGGCACTTGATTTTTTGCATTATAAACACCTATATTTTGTAAAGTACTGGGTAGTTTTTCGCCGGTTTTACTTTTGCCATTAGATTTTCTTAAATTAACTTCTGGTATAATAGGTAATTCACTTGATTGATTACCTTTTAAACTAACTTTATAAACTCCATCTTTAACGCCTGGGCCCGTATAAAGATCTTCACCACTTTCATCTTTACCAGATAAAACTAAAACAATATCTCCACTATCTACATCAAATTCAAAATCTAAATTTCCAGGATTTGTGTTGTTAGCCATGTATTGTAATAAAGTTCCGTAGTTTGAATCCATGTATTTACTTATACCACCTTCATTACCAGCATTGTTTTGAACTTTCTTATACATTTCAACATCAGCCATTAAATCATCCATTTCACTTCCAAAAGATTTTTTAAAGAACGAATCCATTTTAAATATTTTATTACCTAATTCTTTTGATTTTGCAGGATCATTTTCAAACTCATAAGCTGATTTAGCTAAAGCATATTCATCTATAATATTACCCATACCTTTTCTAAAACTTTCGTTTTCAGAAAAATCTAAAGTTTTTAAAGCGTCATTAACATTAGATTGAGTTTCTAATTGATATTTTTTAAACCGTTGTTGTCTTTTTTCGTTTCTTAATTTATTTTCCTCATCTTCTTTTCTTCGTCTTTCTGTCTCATCTGTAATAAGCTTAGCACCTACTTGTCCAATTTGAGATATGGCCCCGGCGTAATATTTAGCTGACTCAGTGTCGACGTATGTTATTGGATTTTCGTATGCTCCCATATTTATATTTTTTATTATCCTATTGGATTTACCACTTTAAAAATGTCTGATAATTCAGAATTTGAATAAGTTGGTGTTGAAGTATTTGAACCGCTTCCGGTGTTTACTTTCCCAAACCCCCAACATAAGCCCCACCAATGCTTCCTAAAGCTCCAAGCATACTACTAGTCATACTTGCTCCAGCTTGTTGAGCAGCAACTTGCTGTTGTTGTGCACCTGATATTTGAGCTGAAACTCTATTTAATTGTTGCATCTCTCTATCTTCTTTTGTTCTAAACATAAACTCTTTACCAGCCGCTCCAGCTTGTTGTATTCTTTGTGCTTCACTCATTTGCACGCCTTGTATTCTCTGAGCTTCTTGCATTTTTAATTGCTCTAATTGAGATTGACCTTGTGCTTTTAATTTTTCGTTTTGCGCTTCTTGTGCTTCAATGCTTGCGCTAACACCTTTTTTACTTTGTAAAGCAGCTTGTGCTAAAGCAGTTGCTCCACCTGCACTAGCTCCAGTCGCTCTAAGCGTATCTAATGTATTTGCTAAAGCTATATCTGCTTCTTCTACTTGCATTTCAGCAGCTTGAGTTGCTACACCTAAATTAGCATATGGATTTGAAACCATACCACTTAAATCTGAGGCTAATGATGATATATCTTTAAAATCTTGATAAGGATTTGTAATAGCTTGTCTACTATTTTCTAGCGCTGTAAGTTTTCCCTCTAATCTTTTCTTTTCTCTAGCAGCAGCTCTAGCTCTTTTTCTAGCTGCTCCTCCACCAAAAAGACCACCTATTAGTGATACTGCTCCTCCTATAAGCGCGCCTGTTACTGGATCTAATGCCATAATTTTTGTTTTATTATTTAGTATGATGATTCTACTACGTCTGATGACACAGAGAATAATTCTTTTTTAATTGCTGATGTATCAAATTGTGTTATAGCTGATATACTCATTTTTACAGTTGAATAAAAACCTTTTATACCAGACATGTCTGCACCATATAATATTTCACCATTAACAGCAGGCGAATTATTTATAAGATTTGCAAAGTATTTATCTTCTTTTTTCTTAAATGTATTAGACCATATCTGTGTTTCTAAGCTAGCTAAATTATCTTGAAATACATATTTACCTATTGGTAAAGTTTTATCATTAGAACTAGCTACCATGTTCTCTAATTCCCAACCTGGTCCTCCTTCGTAGTTAATTGTTTTAAAGTTTTTAACTACAGATGGGTTAGAGTTTAAAACTACAGTAACATCAGATGGATAAGTTACTCCGTAAAACCTAGCGTAAGGTCCTAAATAATGTTGATAAAGTTTACCACTATTAAATGTATAAAACACATTACTTAAACTAAAAGAATAATTAGGTTTGTAACTAGAAAAAGTTGTCCAACCTAAAACGCCTTCATCAAAGGTTATTGTATTGTAATTAGAATCGTTTTGTATAGATAAAATATAATCTTTAGAATGAGAGTTCCAGCCACCAACAATTTTAGTTGCATTAGCAAGTTCGTCTCTAAAAAAGTCATGCATACCATAAGATGATATTTCAGTTATACCATCAGCTGATAATCTTAGCACACAACCTCTTTTTTTATCTGTAAAGTATTTTCTATAACCATACACGGCAAAACTTTCTGGGTTTGTACTTATACCATATTCGCCTGCGTAAGCTACTATTTGACCAATAACTAAATTACTAGACGTTACACTCCCACCTCCTTCAGCTGAATATATAGCGTCTTTATCTATTAGCGCTCTACTAACTTTATCTTCTTGAAATATAATTAAGTTCGTGTCTTCTGCGTATAGTTTTTGTATAGAACCATTAACAGGATCTGCGGATTTAGTTATGTCTTCACCAACAGAAAATTGATTTGTATTGTTTACACCAGTTCTAGAGTTAAATATACCAGAGTATATAAGCGAACTAATTCTATGTTGTTGTTTAAATGTATCTTCTACTATATAGGCTTTAACACCAAAGTCAACAGATGTGTTGTTATAACCACCTCGTATTCTAGCTTCTTCTATATACCAATCGTTAGCGTCTACAGCTTCAAAAGCCTCAGGTATATAAACATCGCCTGCTCTACCTGTAAAAGCTATAACATTATTATTAGTCACTGGCTGTGCTGAATCAATTGTTATATCTTGATTATTAGCAGCTACAGATAACACGGTTACAACAGGGTTTCCTGGAAAAGGTGTTGTTGTATTAGTAACTATTTGACCAGCACCTACGTTTATATTAGCCGCTTTTAAAGTAATAGTAGTACCAGTGCTAGCATTAGCAGTGCCAGTAGTATCTTTAACCTCTACAATACTGTTGATTTTTTTCAACCAGAATGTGCTAAAATAGTTTACTTCTAAAGTCGCTGCCATAATTTATTATCACTTATTTTTAAACATTATTACTAGTAAGGATATTCCATTTGTAAAACCGTACAAGTAGATGTTGCCGCCGCTGTGTTACCACAATTTTCTATATAACATTGAGTCCAAGGGTTTGGTTTATAAACTTTACCGTCTGCTGTTGTAAACCTAGTTGAAAAACTATATCTATAACTAGATGGATCATCAAAAGGAGAACTTCCTTGTGTTTTAAAAGCTAAATAACCACTTATACCACCACCAGCATCAGCAAAAGAATAAGGTGTTGATAATGTAGATGAATTAAAAAACTGGGGAACATATTGACCATAAGGTACGTTTGACCAAGCTGGTGAAGTTCCATAAGAGCAATTATAACCTGATCCAGGATTTGTACTCATACCATACTCATAACTCACCCTAGCTGTACCACCAGTTATGTTTGTACCATCTTCTATAACACAAGTACTATAATTTAAATCGTTAGAGTTGACCCAACATGTTAAAGCTTGGCTTTGCTGAGCAGCTGTACTACTTTCTGCATCTATAGCTGCAATACAATATTCGCCCGTTTGTCCAAAACCTAATATTATTTGATTATAAAAATTATCAAAACTACCGGTGTTGGCGGTGTTAAGAGCAACTGGTATTGATACGCCGGATGGATTTATACTTTTATTGTTTAAATCCGTAATATGAGCCCAAGCTGAGCTACTACTTGATCTATGCCAAACTTTCCAACCAACTGAAGCCATTAATCCAGCAGGTGGTGGGGTATTTGCCCACGTAAAGCCACTATTTAATGATAAAACTATTTGACCTTGAGTTAAAGCCCCTGTACCTAATCTAAATAATGTGTTGCTTATTGAAGTTGAAGCACTAGGTGTTACGGGTATATCTGAATTAACCGTACCACTAGTATATCCAGGTTGTAAAGCTGCGGCTGCAATATACCAAACTCCAGTTATATTAGTTCCATCAAAATTTGTTATTAAAGCATTGCTATTTGGTATACCAGTATTTGCATCTATAGGACCAGTTACACAAGTAGATTTAATTTCGTTATTCGCAGGCTCAGGTCCTATAAATATGTTTTGAGTTGCAGTGGCTGATAAAGAACCGTCTGCAACATCTCCATTAGCATCTTCTATTTTTAATACTATAGCGTGTTGTCCATTAGGTGTGTTATTAGCTCTTTGTGTTAATTGACCAACGGTAGAATCTAATATTTCAAAAGAAGGTTGACCGTCTAATCCAGTTGGGTTTCCAGATAAAATTGACCATTTTAACTGTTCAACTTTTTCAGTTCCAACATAAGAAGAACCATTAACAGCGCTAATATCTTGATTTGGCAAAACAGTTTCGTCTACAGTTGCTACTATATCAGGTAATGGATTGTTTGCGAAAGAAGGTGCTACGTTACTTAAAGCTCCATTTACTATTATTGTATTAACTTCGCCAGGTGCCAATGAAGACGACGAGTCTACAGTAACTGTAATACTAAATTGATATACATCTTGTGTTATACTATCATCTAAATAAACAAAATTACCAACAGTTTTCAATCTATACGCTTTATATGTTGGGCTAGCCGCGTTAGTATCTTGCTCTAATATAAATTTATTGTCATCACCTGTTCTCGGTGATGTGTAAGTCATTGTTGCTGTTGTAGGATAAGCTGCGTCAAACTGTGTTCCTTCATTTGATATAGGATAAAACCAATCTGTTATTGGATCTCCTGATGCTTTACTTTCTGGCTGTGAATAATTTAAAGCTGTAAAAGCACTTGGACCATCATAACCAGTTAAAATATCTGCGTTTAAATCTGATATTAAACCAACAGTTCCAGTTTCCCAGAATATATCTAATAAAGATTCTTGTGGATCTGTTTCATATATAGCTAACACAGGAAAGTTTGCGTTACCAGCTTGAGTATCTTGTTGACCTATTGCTTGTCTATCTGTAGAAATTCTTATTAAAGAAGGATCTGTTTGGTTTTGATATATACTAGGGTGTTGACTCAATGTTCCTCCACCTGCTAAAATAGACTCTACACCTATCGCATCAACACTGTGGTATGGATTTAAAGAACCAGGAAAATATTGAGCATTAAATGGGGTTGTTGCAAAATCTACATTAGTAACTCTACCAGATAATAAAACACTACTTCTATATTGTTTTTGATTAGGACCAAGTTCTGATAAATCTCTAGGTATTTTATTTATATTGTCTCCAAACAAAGTAGAGAAAGCTGTTTGATTAACTTCATCGCCAAAATATTCAGTATGACCAAAGTAACCGTTTACTATACCAGGAAGATACGCGTTATAATACTCTTGCTCTGTTTGTTTTACAACTATTTTATAAGAATACCAACCAACTGGATTTAATGTGTAAGCAAAGTTTAAATCAGCTGATGTTCCTGATAAAGTTGTGTTATTTAAATAACTAGAATTTACTCTTCCATTAGTTGTTATTATATAATCAGGTGCGCTAGTGTTATTTACGTTTGTAACTTTTACATAATCTATGTATTCTCCTCTTAAATAATCACCTTCAACCGGAATAGTTATGTTCTGTGGATATGCTGTGCTATCTAAAGTAAACGTATATAAAGTATCTGTTATTGTTGCAACAGGTGTTTGTTTTACTGCAAAACCGTTATCACTTGTTGCTATAGCGTAAAGACCTGGTTCACCTGTGCTAAAATTAGGTAAACTATTTATTCCAGACGATATACCTTGCGTAACACTAAGTTGTAAAGTATTACCAAACCAAGCTTTCATATTAGAAGCGCTTGTGTTATATGAATTAAATATAGTAGATCCTAAAAAATTATTAGCAGCGTTAGAGCTAACCGGCGAAAGTATTACTGGTGATTGTCTACCATACTTATCTGAAAGTATGAAACCAACTTGGTAATTTCTATTTTGTTTTAAAGAATTATTGGGATATTCTATCCAACTTGTTCCATTAGAAATAGAACCTTTGTCTATCACTTTAACATCATAATTTATAACGTCAGGAGCAGAATGCGTGTTTCTAAAATTACCATATATTATTCTGTTACCTGCAGTTTCTTGTGCTAAAGCTCTAACAGGAACTTTATCATAAACTCTTATAGTTTGGTCGGATGGTAGCGTTTTATAAGGTTTTCTTGATTGATATTCGTAAGTATATATATTGTTTACAGAATCATTGCTTATATCACTAACAGGGATAGTTTCTAAAACTTTAACGCTTGTTTGATCTGATTCTTTATATAGTATGTCTAATGATTTTATTTTAAAATCAGAAGAAAGTTTAGATCCTTTAGAAGGTAGCGTTACGAGAAGTTCAATATTGTTAACACTGTTTTCCATCCAAGCGACGATAGTGCTTCTAAAAGCATTATCTTCATCTTCGTTTTTAAAATAACCTTTTTGCTTAGGTATATAAGCTATTTGTGTAAATGGTGCAAATATAGAGTATTCACCGTCATCAAATCTATATCTATAGCTAAATCTAACATATCTACCCTCTAAATAATCAGGATCACCAGGCCAATTAGGATCACTAGATTTATTTGTCATAGTTGAAATTAAAAACGTAAAAATATCTCCAGCCAAAGGAGTTGTAATAGCTTTTGACAATGTAACTGTTGTTTTTCCAGCTGCAGTTGTAGCTGTTGTTACTGTAACAAAATCAGCTGGAGCTACTTTAACAACGCCAGATGAACTTGTGCTAACAGCCGTCATGCCTGTCAAAATACCTGTGTTTTCATTAACCACAAAAGTTGTTGTTGTTGGAGCAGGACTAGCCTCTACTATTCCAGTGGTTTTTTTAAGTAAAGAAATAGGTAAATAAGGATTATATTTTGCTACAGACAATTGAACTTCGTCTGTATAATAACCAGAAGTTTCGTTTATATTAACTTTTCTAGGTTGATTTCTATTATCAGTAAAAAATAATAAATTTTCAATTAAACTAGCTTGTATTGGATTTGTTGTAGAAAAATTTAAAAATACACCGTCAGCTATAACTTGAGCTGTAGCAGGATTTTTAGGTGACCAAGAATATATTATACATCTTTTACCAGATGGTGCATACGTAGGTGTAACATCAGGGTTTGAATCAGTATAGTTAGTTGCAAAAATAAATATAGTTTGACTATATTCATCTGTTAAATAACCTATAGTTTGTATATCACTAGGTAATGCTGGAGTTATAGTGAATGTTTTTTCAGTATTACCTAAAATAGTTTCTAAAGCACCTATATCGTCATCTTCTGACTTTCCTACAGATATGTTCTGTGCATCTCTATATTCACCATTAGGTATTAATCTATCATCCAAGTCTTTATTCATCTTGGATCTTAGAAAACTGTTTTTAATTTCTGCCATGTTTGTTATTTAATCCATTTAGATTGTCCTCTCATAACTTGAATCACTTGATCAAGCTTAAGATTAGATAATCTTATTTTAGCATTTCTTAATTTAGCGCTAGCTTCTTTTTTAAACCTACGAACAACATACTCTTGAATATTAGCTGATGTAGATAATATAGCATGCATTATATAAGCGTATAAAGCTTCTTCAGCTAGTTTTGGTATTTTAATATCAATGTCATAAGCATTACCATCTGATATATATTCAAATATTATTAGTTTATCTTTTAAATTACTGCTAAAAGATATTTTTCCTTCTCTTTCGTTTATTGTAAACCACCCGTTTTTTTGACTAGTTTGTGGTTGTAAACCATATCTTTGACCTAGTATTCCATCATTATAGTTGTGATCTATTGTATTAATATTACTTAAGTTTTCACTAAGTGCTTCATTTGTATTAGTAGACCAAGCTTCTTCAGTTTGCGATGTACCTTGAATATTTGAATCAAAATTATCTTGAGTAGGCGTTCCAGTGTTATCCTGAACAGGATTAGCATAAGGGTTGGTTGTTAATTCATTAGCTGGATATATAGTGTGTTGAATACCTAATTTATCAACCCATGAAAACCTAACATAATTAACATAGTCTTGCGGTATAATAACATTCAAAGCACTACTTATAGAAAGCTCTTGTGATTTAATACTTTTTAATGTATCATAACTAAACTCTTGTAAACCACGTCTTGCGTGAAATATAACATCTGTTCTTTTTACACTAGGTATAAGCTTACCAGCTCCTACATATGCAATTAAAAAATTATCAATCACATCAGTTAATTTAGTGTAAGAATAGTTATTATAGTTTTCTTCTATAGCCGATTCTATTAATTGTATTTTTATATAAGAATTAGCTGCTAAATAAGATTTTATTGTTATAATATTATTAGCTTCTGTAAAAGGTTCTATAAATTTAAAAACTAAATCAACATTTGCTGGTATTTGAATAGTTACAGTGCATACGAAAGTTGTTGTGGTTAATACTTGTTTTACGGTTCCGTAAATTTGTGTTCCAGCAGTATTTTGTATTGTCATACCAGCCGCGATATTTACATTAGCCGATGTAATAGTTAGTGTTTGTTCACCTGTAGAAACATTAGAATTAATGTTTACTGCTGTTGTTTTAGAGTTATTAGGCGTGAGCTCTAACCAATTAAGTCCATCTACACTAGAATATATTTTAAAATTATTTAAACCATATTGTGTATTAGCATTATCTGAACTACCAAATATTAAATCAGTATTAAAAGTGCTAGTAAATGTTTTACCTGCACCCGCTGTATCTATATAAAACTGCTGAGCTCCAGCGTAGTATTGTCTATTAGTTTCGGTTATTAAACCACCATTAGGTATAGGCATAGTTTAGCTTTTTTGATTTTGTTGTTCTTGTGCTACTTGTTGAGCTGCAACTTGTATTATTGTAGGATCTTTTACCACTACTCCAGCGTATAATAAAACTTTTAAAACTATTTCAGTTTGTTCAGCATCATGAAGTTCAAAATTTATAGATGTATCTGGATTATAAACATAAGCATTTCCAGAAAGAGTAAAATTCCAAACTGGATCCATAGGTTTTCGTATATAAGTAGCTTCAATACCTGATTGAATTGTTTGTGGATATACAAAAAGTTTTTGTCTTTCATAAACATATATAGGATATGTAGTTGTAGGCGCTGTTAATTTAGAACTTAACAAATGATACAATTCACCTCTATCAACTCTTTCAAGCTCTTGAGTTGGTAAAGCTCCAGCGCTATAAATAACTGTTCCTAGTCTGTAAAAATCATCTTGTGTTGTAACTATAAAAATATCTACACCAGCAGCTGGCGCAGCATTTAAAGTCAGTGTAGTTCCACTTATACTGTAAGCTGTGCTAGCAATCCCGTCTAAATAAACAATTGTAGTTCCGCTAGCTAATTGATTAGCTGTTATAGTTGTTATTGTGTACGCTTGCTGATTTAATATAGTTACAGTTGTAAAAGTAGCCTGTGAAGACCCTGACTCTGCAGGTAGGCTGAAAGCGCCATTGGCGTATGTAGTATTACCAATAGTTTTAAATATAGAGATTTTTTCATCAAGATTTACGACTCTATCTGCATAATCTGTATCTGTTTGTGGAACACGTATTTGCTGATTTAGATCCTCAAAATATCTCTCAAATATTTCTAATTGAACCTGAGTACCTATTTTATTAAACTCAACAGGTGTCATGTAACCTCTCTGTTCTTTATTAAGTATTAATAAAACGGTTTGATATACAGTGTTTACGTTTATTGCCATTTTAATATTTTAGTTAATAGTGATTAGGGCCACCAAAGTGACCCTTCACTATAATTATAGTCACATATTATTGTAACTTTTTCTTGATTGTTTTAAAAACTTCAACACCTTCATCAGTTTTAAACCAAGCGGCTAGCGCTGAATAAGGGTTTTCATCAAAAGGTATAGTCATTAGTTTTCTATCATTAGATCCCCAATGGAACGTTCTTTGATCTTGAGCTAGTTTTATTATATGTTGTTCGGTAGCTCTTATACCTATATTTCTTAAACCTACGTTTTCATCACTTGCTACAGATAAAAATGCTGATGGATTTCTTCTTGCCATAAGTAGTAAATCTCTTCTTAGCTCTTTAGAACTTAACGTAGAAACTTTAGATCCTAGTTCAACTCTTAATACAGCTTCAGCATGATCTATGTCCATTTCTTTAGCCGCAATCATTGCATCTAGCTCTACATTAATATCTTCAAGCTCATCTTCAGCAACCACCTCAGCTTCCCATTCAGAATATATAATACCTTTTTTAGGGTGATATAGTGATAATAGTTTTTGTAAGTTTTGTTTTTGTTTTGGAACAGCTAAAACACCATCTTCAAACACAATATGTCCTAGCGTTACTTCTCCTTTTTGTTCATTTACAAATGGAGAATTTTGATTTGTAGCATATCTTAATTCTTTTTGTTCACCTGATTTTTCATCAAACCATAATAATGGATGTCTGCTGGTGTTTTTAGAATTTAAAGTATATGTTAATGGTTCTTTATCGTGTAATAGAAAATATCTTCTATCTTTAATCTCCCATTTAGGGGCTATTGTTTCTTTTGTTTTTGACATGATATAATATAATATAATTAATAAAAATAAAGGGCTGGGTGCCGAAGCACCCAACTCTTTAAAGCAATCTTATTGTTGGAATAATACGAAATTATTCGCAGCTTGAGTAACCAAACATCTTTCAGATAACCAGTTAACTTGCATCGCATCAATGTTAGTAGTGTAAGCACCACCAGCAGATCCTGTGATCCAGTTTTTGTATCTTCTGTCTTCTGTTTGTGAAGCTCTATATCTAACGTGTAAGAATGGTCTTCTTATGTTAGTACCTAATTGTTGGTCATACACAGTTGATGTTCCAGCAGGTATTAATACACCTTCTATTCCACTTACTGCAACTCCACCTCTTGTAGAAGCGTCGTTTAAGTATTTCCAGCTAGTTTTATAGAAGTCATAAGAACCTCTTCTAAAACCAGAGAAACCTAAATTAAGTGCCATGTCTTCAGAGTTTTCAAATAAACCGTAAGCAGTTCCACCTACAGCTCCACCTGAAATTTGTCCTAACATGTCATCAAAATCTAAATCAAGTCCTCTGTTTAAGAAAAGCATGTTTTCTTCAATAGCTCCTTGAGTATCTAGATTTTTAAGTACTTGATCAAAGTCAGAAATTCCAGTACCAGCTGAGAATCCAGACATTACATTACCTCTTGCTTGGATAGCAGAGAAAAGACCTTGAGATCCATAAGCGTTGATACCGCCTCCAAATCCTTGGACATTAGCTTGTTGTGCAGCAAAACTTACACCACCAGCTCCAGTTGATAATTCACCTTCAACCATTGCCATTTCTAAGTAATCGTCGAAACGTAATCTTGTTTCAGACTCAGACTTTAAATACCATAAGTATCCTGATGTTCCATCTTCTGTAGCAACTTCTACCCATCCAATTTGAGCCATATCAGAACCATTAATTTGGAATGAATCTTTTATGATAATTGGGTTGTTAGAATATTGTGTAAATGAAGGTTGGATAGACTTGTAAGACCCAGCACCTAAGCCGTTATCTACTGGTCCAACAGTTCCTTTAGCAAAAATAGAACCGTATACAAATAGTTTAAGATTTGTAGCTCCAACTCCTAAAGCATCCCAGTTAGCAGCTGTAAAAGGGTAAGCAATAACTTGCTGTCCTATACCACCTGGTAAACTTGTTTTTACCACACCTTTTAATGTAACACCTGTAGTAGGGTTCATTACAACTATAGTGTCATTTGGAAAAATAGCATTTGATACAGCTGGGTTTCCACCTAGAGCGAACTCTAATGTAGCAGAACCTGCACCACCTGTTTGTGCTACGTTTACATAAGAAACATGTAGTCTGTTTTGTTCAGACCAAATTACTTGATCAGACGTCATTGGCATTTCAGCGCCAACCATTCTAAGGAAACCGTTTAATGTTCTGTTTCCATATCTTTCTACCTCAGCTTCATAAACTTCAGGTAGGTATTGCTGAGCAAAGTCATTAGCTCCAGCGTTAAACGCTAGATAATTGTTTTGCAAAGCTAATTGTTGTTGAGAAGGTACAATACTTCCAAACACAGGATTAATTTGTCCCATAATAATTAATTTTGTTTTTAGTTAAATTTTCTTGTTTTAATCTTCAGTTTTGAAGAATCAAGACCGCTTATAGCTTTAACTTTTAATCCACCAACAAATACGTCTCCGGTAGGCGCGGGCCTAACATCCTCGGATATGTTTTTAGACTTAGCAACAAGATCTTTAGTAGCATCGGATTTACCTTGCTCATAAAAATGTTGCGCTATTTTGTCAACGTTTTCAGCGGCATACATAGCTTTGTGATAACCTTTAACATCTTTTACATTACCTTTATCATCTAAGAACTTCTTAATTGTGTTTGTAATATTCGATTGTTTAGTTGCAACTTCATTAGGGTTTTTAACTCCGTATCTAAATTTTTTTTCACCAACTTGAAAATCAAAACCTTTGAATTCATTAGTAAAATAGTTTTTAGTATTAGACTTAAAGTCCTCATGTTGTTGTTGAGCTGTGTTTTGCTCTTCATTGTAGCGATTGAAAAAGTCCATTGCTTTTTGTTGGTCTTGTGTCGTACCAGGTCTCAACTTGATTTCCTCGTAATATTGACTTTTTAAACCATCTAAATGCTTTCGGGCTTTTGCAACCTCTTCTTTATACGCAAGTTTCTTTTTACGAATCTCGCGCTCCTCGTCCACTTCTTCATCATATGAAAAATTATCTTCAATTAAAAAGTTAATTTCACTTGAATCTAAGTGTGATTTGGCTTGTTTGTAATACTCTCTTAAAAGAGTGTCGTTGTCTACATTAGAATAATCAGCGTTCAATCTTACATAATCTTCTAATGTTCCACCTGTTTCTTTCATAAAGTCTACGACTTTTTCGATGTTCTCAGGTAATTTAGCTACTTCTCTTACTTCTTCAGGAGTAGGAGTAACAACTTTTTGTTCAATTTTTTCACCTATTTCTTGTATTTCTTCTTCAACTTTTTCTTCAATAGGTTTTACTTCTTCTTCTTCTTTAATTTCAGAAACTGGGCTGGGCTCTGGTACTTGTTCGTCCACTTTAGGGCTATCTCCGGTTTGTTCTTCCACAACCACCTTCTTTGTTTCTCCGACTTGAATGGCATCTGTTTCTTCTGTTTTAGGTTTTGATAAATCGACTTTAATAACATCGTCTTTTACCAATTGTTTAGGCTTACGTTTAATTTTAAACGTGCCTTCTTCTTTTACTTGTTCTGACATAATATAATATAATAAAAATTAATAAATAGTTTATTGCGGTTCAAACTGCTCTAAACCAAATCCGCCTAAATTATCCATACCCGCTGATTCAAAATCTGTAGGTAACAAATCATTTTGACGTTGCTCAATCATTTTAGATTGTTGCGTTGCTTGTATTTTAGTTCTTTTATCTTTACGATCTTCTATAAATTGTTCTTTTTCTCTATCAGTGTTAATTTTAGCTTGTGCTAATTGTAACTGATAATTAAATTCTTCAGCCATTAATTGTTTTTTAATTAATGCTTCTTGTTCCATTCTTTGTATTTCAAACTGAGACTTAGCTTGTTCTATTTGTATTTCAGTATTAGCTAAAGCCTCTTGTTTTTGAACTTCATTTAAAGCGGCTTGCTCAGACTGCTGCATGTTAGCTTGAGTTTGAACTTGTATTTGTTTTTCTTGAGCAGCTTGATCTTGTTTTTGTTTTTGTATTCTTCTATATTTTAATATTTGATTAGCTAAAGTTATATTTTTAACTTCTCTAATATCAATAGCATCTTCTAAATATATTTGACCTGATTGTAAAGCTACTTGTATGTTTTGTTCTAACATAGCTTTTTCTTCATCATCAGGTTCAAGCTCAAGATAAATACCAAAATCATATAAATGAAGATTTTTTAATTCTTCTAAGTTTTGAGTATTAGTTAAAGATATACTTTGCATTAATGCTTGTTTGGTTAAATCAAACTCTAATGCATCAGCTATTCTTAACGAAATATTTTCACAAGTTCTTAATGTTAAATATAAACTAGCATCAACAATATGTTTAGTAGCAATATTTGAAGCATTGGCAGCCATTTTTTGCAATCCCACTAACGCGTCTTTGTCTGGTAAACTGCCATCTCGTGCTTCGTTGAGACCTGTTACGTCTCTTATCATTTGTAAATAATACTGGTATGTATTTATAAGTGATGCTATTTTTCCGTTTGAACTAGATGTTTGTAATTCTTGAATAGGTACTTTACCTCTGTTAGGATCACCATCTTGCGTTAAGCTTCTACCAACTATACTACCAGTTTGAAAATACATATTTAATGCTTCCTGTGGATTATAATTAGTACCATTACCTAAATCAACTTCTGCTAAACCATCAACATCTACGAATACTCCATCTGGGACCATACGTTGAATTACTTGTTGTAATTTTAACGATGTTAATTGTATCATGTCTGCAAAACTAGTAACACGACTTACTAAAGATTCTATACGTCCTTGATACAAATTAGGTGCACATATAACGTAATTCATTTTAACTTTAGTTAAATCACTGTTAGGTCTTGTCATATTCTCAGCAAGTTTCCATTCAAGCATTTGTGGAACACCCATTACTTTAGCGCCACTAAATAAAACTTCTATAGACCTTGATACTCTATCAAAATTATCACTTTCAGGTGGGTTGAATGTATCAGGCTTTTCTAATGTTTTTTCTAAACCTGTGTCTGTTTTTTTGATTTTAAAAACTTGATCAATAAATGTTTTATATTCAAAAAATAATATTTGAACTAAATCGTTATCATAATTAGGATTTGTTATATAACCGTCGCGACCAGGATACCTAACCATTTGCTCTAATTCTTTATCTGTAAGATATGGAAATCTTTTCTTTATTTCGGCTAAAGTCATAGACTTTATTTCACCAACGTAATATATATCTTCAAAATTAGGATCATTAGAATATGAATAAACTAAATTAGCTGGATCAACATAATCAATTACAACGCCTTCTGATTTATTAAAAGTTGTTTTAACAGCTCCAATACCTATAGTGACAATATCTTCAATTAATCTTTTGTTTGTTAATTGGTATTTATTAAACGCTAATGTATTGTTAATAGCTTCTTCTTCAGCAATTTCTACAGACTGTTTATAGCTTAATTGCATATGTATTTCTAACTCTTCTTTTGATTGAGGAAGGTTTTCTGGATCTGTTGTGTTAAAAAGATTTAATCCAGTTTGCTGTTGTATTTGTAATATCTGCTCTTTGGCCATCATATCTCTGTAGATAGCACTTACATAATCTGTTCTTTGTTTTAAAGAAAAAGGATCTTGAGCGTAAGCTTTTAAATCATAATCTTTAGCGGCAATACCATTTACTACAATATCTACAAATTTAGGTATAATAGGTACTGGTTTCCAGTCTAAATTTAAATAAGATAAATCACCATTTATAGACAATTCATCTTTATATTTTTGTACGTTTTGTTCTCCTCTAGCATATAATCTAAGGTTGTGAAAATTTTGGTAACCTGTATTCCATCTACTTCCATTAACTCTACCACCTCTAAACCATTCATATTCAATAGCTTGCCCAACTAATAATCCATATTCTAACGTTTTCTTTTCCTGTTCAGATACCATCTGATCTGGAAACGCACTATTAATACCAGTGTTTAATTTCATCTATTAATTATTTTTGATTCATTGCCTCTATTGTCATACTTAGAAAAGTTTAAATTTACAGGTTGTTTTATAACCTCAGCAACGGGTCTATATTTGTTTTTATTGCAAGCCATAATCGCTAGACCAGAGCTTATTGATGCATCATGTTTTGTTCTATTGTTTATATCAAAAGCAGCCCAATCTTCTAACGTACGTTGAAAATACATTGTTCCATACTGTTCATTGTTATACCCAATAAACATTTCTATATAAGCTTCAATAGCAGCAGCATGTGCTTGTTTAACGTCTTCACTTGAATTAGGTATACCACCTATTTCTTTTTCTGTTACAGATAATTTATGTATTGTTTTATCCGGTCTGTTCATAGAATAACCTCTATAACCTCTTCGTTTAAAATGATATAATAATCTAGGTTTGTTATTCTCTGCAAGTATAGGCATACCATAAAATACACAAGCCATAAGTACATCTTCAAAAAATATTTCAGCAGTTTGAGGTCTAGCTATATATTCTAAAAAAAATAAATTAGGTGGAGCATCTTCCATGCTAAACTTAGTTAATCCATGTAGTGATCCTTTTGATCCTCTTCCGTCAACAGTTCCAGATATATCGTAACTATCACATCCAAAAGCCCCCATGTGTTCATTACCAGGAAACTTTCTACCATTTTTAATAAGAACTCTATTTTGTTGATCTTTATTTGGAACCCATGAAACATAAAATCTACCTTGATTACTTGGAACAAATATAACGCTTGTATCTTTAATCCCACCTTCCCATTGAAAATTACCCTGCGTAACAACGTTAGAGTGTTTTAAATCTTCATTGTAATCTATTTGTTCATAGATTTTTGTAAGATTAAATAATGATTGTTTTGTCTCATCTCTGAACGCGTGTTTTTCAGTACGTGGAAACTGTCTATATAATTCATTAAGTGCATCAGGATCATCCTTAAGACCTTCTACTTCATTCTCCCAGTGTTCTATTACACCTATTTCAATCGGGAAGCCATCAGGTCCCGTCTTTTTTTCTTTGGGTGTCTCAAAGACAGGTAATCCATAAGAATCAATGTATCCTTCGTAATTCCACTCCATAGGAATGAACAGGCTATATAATCCCGAGCTAGTCTGTCCGTTGCGGTTTCTTCTGGTAACGTCTGAATCATCATATATTTTTTTATAATTTCTACCCCCTTTGTCTAAAGCATTTGACGTTGATCCCATCATACACTTACCTATAATTCTAGAACCTAACCGTAAACAAGTTTTTGTAACCCTCCAGTTGTTTAATATATTGTCAGGTTTTTCCCATTTACCAGATTCATCGTGTACAAGTAGTTTTAATTTTTCACCATCATAACTGTTATCCCCTGTGTTTTTCCAGTCAATAGT